CTGGTCAATATTTATTGAATATGGTAAATCGCGATTTTAGTGGAGAGAAAAAAAAGATATTTAATGAATTAATTGGAAATGGAAATGAAACATTTGGTTCAGAATTAACAAATCCAGCATTTTATGGTGGTAATCCTGAACTACAAAATGGAAATCAAGGTTTCTATCCAAATGCTACTTATGTTCCTGAAAGTCAAGGTGGGTCACAACCATCTATATCAGCAAGAACAATATATATACCAATAAATATATGGTCAACTTTATCTAGTAAAATGGCATTTCCGTTAGTATCATTACAATATAACTATTTACAAATTGAAATTGAATGTAGACCAGTAACAGAATTATTTGTTATAAGAGATGTTTTAAATCCAGATCTAGATACTCAATTTAATAGAGGTAAATATATTAGGGCCGATCAAAATGTTCCAGCATATCAATTTTATAGATTTTTACACCCACCACCAAATGATAATATAACAGCAATAAATAATGACGTATATGATGATAAAAGAACTGATTGGTTTACAGACATACATTTAGTATCAACATATGCTTTTTTGAGTGATGATGAAGTTAGAGTATTTGCGGCAAAACCACAGAAATATCTAATTAGAGAAGTTCATGAATATGATTATCATAATGTAACTGGAAATCAAAGAACAAAAATATATTCATTAGGATTAGTAGCAAATTGGATGTGGTATTTTCAAAGAGATGATGTAGATCAGAGAAATGAATGGAGTAATTATACAAATTGGGAATATAATTTTTTACCATATAATTCATTCGGTAATAGTGAAATATCATCTATGGGTTTTATTCCAACATATGGTCATATTAGACCTCAAAATCAAAGGGATATAATGATGACATGGGCATTGCTTTTTGATGGTAAATATAGGGAAAATCCTTTTCCAGCTGAAGTATATGGAATTGTAGAGAAATATATAAGAAATGCTGCATATTCATTGCCAGGATTATATTGTTATAATTTTTGTTTAGATACTAATCCCTTTAATTTACAACCTAGTGGAGCAGTAAATTTAAGTAAATTTTCGATTATAGAATTTGAATATTCAACATATACTCCTCCAGCTGATGCTAATGCTCAAACATTAGTAGTTTGTGATGATGATAGTAATCCTATTGGTGTAAATAAACCAACATGGAGACTTTATGATTATAATTATAATTTACATTTAATGGAAGAAAGATATAATATATTAATATTTGAATCGGGTAATGCAGGATTAATGTTTTCTAGATAAAGTTAATAGCCATCTAAATCATTCATATATTCATCATAATCTAATTGATCTTGATTTCTACTATTTTCATTTGAATCATTATTTCTATTATCATATCTATCTCTTCTATCTTGATAATCGCGAATATTATGTCTATGACGTCTATTATGATTAAAATCTCTATTTATTTTTCTATATCCATATTGATTATACCCATCATTATCATTATCATTATTATCATTATCATTATTATCATTATTATTATCATTATCATTATCATTATCATTATTATTATTATTATTATCATTTATCCATTTATTTTTATGATGATATACATGATGACATATATTTCTATGACAATTTATTGAAATTTCATCATCTTTATTTTTATCATTTTTGTGTTTTCTATGTTTTTTATCTTTTGAATTATCATAATTGGAAGTGCTAGGTTTTATAGGTCCACAAGCGTTAAATGAATAAGGTCCACAGTCAGTAAATACTCCAGTTATAGAAGGTCTACATGTAAAATTTCTTGTAAATTGAGATGAATCTTTATCATATTTTTCAGTTTTTTTATCATCTTCATAAAGATAATGTTCCTGTGGATTATCAACAATATCTAAACCTGATTTTGCATTAGTCCAAGGATGTGTTGGTAAAAAATCAGCGGGAACTTCAATATTATTTATATTTTTTGTTATTGTATTTTTTTGTGAAGTATTATTTTGTTCAAAATTCTCTGTTTTTGCATAACAATTTGTTAAATATAAGAAAAATAAGATCAATAGTAAAATTAAAAATGTTTTTAAATAGAGTTTTATATTTTTATTATTAATTATATTATTTATCATATAATTAATACAGAGATAAAATTTATTTACTAAACTATAATGAAATATATAGTAAATAATAGTCAATATAATGAAATAAAAAATAATATTATTAAAACATGTATAAAAGAAAATGATTTATTAAATGAATGGAAAGAAGGAAGAGGTTATATAGATGTTTATAAAAAAAATGTAGAGAGAAATAATAATAAAGCTATAATTTTTATTCATGGTGGAAGTTTTTTACAAGAATCCCCAAGAGAAGAATCTTATGTTTTTTTTTGTTATATGTTATGTAATTTGACAGGTTATGATATATATGTTCCAGATTTTGTATTGCCACCAATAAAAAGTTATCCAGCTCAAATAGATGATATAATAATATTAAAAAAATTTATAGAAAAAAAATATGAAAGCATAATTATTGGTGGCGATTCTTCGGGTGGTTGTATAACATTATCTACATTATTAAAATATTTAAATGAGTTTTCAAGTGGGTTTTTAATTAGTCCTTGGTTAAATTTAAATTGTAATACATCTTCATATAAAACTAGATCATGGTGTGAAAATATGAAAACAGGAGATCCAATATTTAAATTATCTCCTACAAAAAATGCTGAATATTTTATAAATGATGCAAGAATTTATTTAAATGATACGAATTTATTTAATAATAAAATAGCAAATCCATATTACGCAACAAGTTCAATTTTATCTAAATTACCACCATTGTTAATATTAGTTGGAGATAGTGAAACAATAAGAAATGACTCATTAGATTTTGCTAGTAGAGCTCAAAAAGTAAATAAGAATATTTTTGTATCAATGTATGATAATATGTGGCATGATTGGTTATTATATCGAGAAAATTCTTCTGGAAAACGAGGTTTAGATGCTTTTAGTTATATAAGTAGTTTTTGTAAAGGAGTAAAAAAAGATAATTTATATAATTTTGATAAAAATCACATAATATCAAAATTAAATTTAGAAATTATATTATAAATTAAGCATAAATATTGTTAACTTGTTGTGTTACTCTAATAAATGTAGTACATTTACTCATATCCTTAATATTTTTAGCATTAATATATGTACAAGTGCTTCTTAGTCCACCAAGATAATCTAAAACTGTATCTTCTAACTTACCCTTAAATTTAATTTTAATATGTCTTCCTTCTGATGAACGATATTTATCCATTTTTCCATAATGTGTTTCCATAGCATGTTTTGAACTCATTCCATAAAAAACTTTATATTTAATACCATTTTCTTCAATAATTTCTCCTGGGTTTTCTTCATGACCAGCAAAAATTCCACCAGCCATTACAAAATCAGCTCCACCACCAAAAGCTTTGCCCATATCACCAGGGCATGTAATACCTCCATCCCCAATTATATGCCCTTTAACACCATGAGCAGCATCAGCACATTCAATAATAGCTGATAATTGAGGCATACCAACCCCGGTTTTGATTCTTGTAGTGCAAGCTGAACCAGGCCCAATACCAACTTTTACAATATCAACCTTTCCATTTAATATTAATTCTTCAACTAATTCTCTAGTAACAACATTACCAGCAATAATAATTTTATTAGGGAAAGCTTCTCTAACTTTTGCGCAAAATTCAATTAATTTAGATATATATCCATTAGCAATATCAATACAAATCCAATTACAATGAATTACTTCAAAAATAGATTTTAATTTTTGAAATGATTCATCACCAATTCCAGTTGAAATCATAAATAAATTAGGATTCGGAGAATTTTTTTTAAATTCATAATAATCATCAATAGAATAAAATTTATGAAGCGCAGTAATAATATTATGTTTACTTAAAATATTATAAATTTCAAATGTTCCAGTTGTTGACATATTAGCAGCAATAATAGGTTTACCATACCATTCTACATTACTATATTTAAATTTAAAGGTTCTATCTAATTCAATTTCAGACCGACTATTTAACGCTGTTCTTTTAGGTCTAATAAGAACATTATGAAAATCTAATTTAACCTCTGTTTCAATCTTATTCATTATAAGGATATGTATACATATATATTTATGTAATGTTTAATATATTTATATAATTTATTATATACAAAATATATAATGACAGATACTTTAAATAATATATTTGGTAATAATTCGAATGTAGATGATATAATAGATAAAAAACGATTAGAAAAAAATATAGATAATATACCTGATAAAAATGATACCGAAGAAAATGAATCTTCTATTGGTTCTAGAATATTATCCGGGATATTAATTTTAGCAACAGTAATATTTTCTATAATATTTACAGTATTAATTACAAGTAATTTAAGTTTTTTGATAACATGTGGTAGAGTATTAACTACAATTGGTAAAGATGGAAAGAAAAGAACGTTTAATGATTTATGGTTTCCATCATATTATTTTTATCAAGAAAATAATCAAACATATCCATTTTGTCAAGGTTTGAAATTAGATCAAAATGGTTATTTAAAAGGAAGAGAAAAAATATTAAATGGATTTTCATTTTCAACTGGATTACCTATTGAAAAATATAAATTTGACTTTTTAACTTGGTTTACAAGATTACAAGCGGGGATGGCTGAAGGTATAATAAAAACAATTATGGATATAATTATAGATTTCTTTAATTATTTTAAAGCAGTATCAGAAAAAACAACTGTAATAAATAATGCCAGAATATTAGATTTATTACAAATAATAGAATATATTATGCCAAATAATGCTTATTATAGAAATTTAATATTATTTATTATTGGAATACCATTAATATTAGGAATAGTATTATTATCAGGATTTTCAAGTTCATTTGTATATATTTATAATTTATTAACAACAAGTTTACCTTTTAATTTATTATATTTAGTATTTTTAAGTTTAATATTATTAATAGTAGTCAATTTCTTTTTTCCATTTATATTTTTAATACCATTTGAAGTAATATTTTTTCCAATAACAAGTATAGTTTATACAAGTTTGCTTCCAATAGCATTTATAGCATTAATTATAATATTAACATCATATAACTCTTTGATTTACAATATTATTACAATGATAAAATTAATGTTTATAGGTTATTTTGCCGGAGGATATAAAGCAATTAGTAAGAATGCACAAGAAAATAAGCATATGTATATGTTTTTTGTAGGATTAATATTAATATTAACTTTTGTAAGTTTGATAATATAGTTCTAATATTATACTTATTATAAGTATTATAATGTATAATATAATAATTATAATATAAAAAAATCTTATTTAAATAAATATATATTATGGGAAAAAAAACAAAAAAACAAATGCATTTAATAAAACCATTAGTAAGTATTTGTACTCCTACATTTAATAGAAGACCATTTATAAAAACATTAATAAAATGTTTTGAACATCAAACATATCCAAAAGATAAGATGGAATGGATTATTATTGATGATGGAACAGATAAAATTGAAGATTTAGTAAAAGATATTCCACAGGTAAAATATTACAAATATGATGAGCAAATGGTTTTAGGTAAAAAAAGAAATATTATGCATGAAAAATGTAATGGAGATATTATTGTTTACATGGATGACGACGATTATTATCCACCAGAACGGGTGAGCCATTCTGTTGAAATGTTATTAACACATCCAAAAGCATTATGTGCTGGTGCCAGTGAAATATATATATATTTTAAACATATTAATCAAATGTATCAATTTGGACCATATGGACCCAATCATGCTACAGC